AGATTTTACAGAAACTTCTGGAGCTCTTCGTTCAGACATATCTATATTTTTTGTCTTACGCATAACTTCATCAGTAGCATGAGATTTACCTTGTTCATAAAAGAATTTGGCAAACCCTTCGGGATTCATTGCAACAGCAAGAGCTTTATGATAGCCTTCAGCATCACTTATATACCCGTTGGAGTCCATAAATTTATTTAATAAATTCATGGGACTTTGATGAGCCTTTTTGATTTCTGAAACGCTAGCAGGAGAATAAGTATAATCAGTTTCTCCGATATTGAATTTAAAACCTTTAAACTCTGGATTTAAAACTTCATTTGTTTTTTTCTCAAACCATTCAGATTTTTTATTATTTTCTGCTTCGGTAGCTTGTGCTGTTTCTATAAATTGCCTATACTGAATAATTTCTTCATTATCTACAGCGGCAGAACTTTCTCTTGACTCAAGAGGCTGTTTGTATAAATTTTGCTGTTCACGTAGAAATTTTTTAGCCTTAGCAATTTCTTTTTTCTTTGCCAGTTTTATTTTCTTAATATCTGCGGGTTCGTGAGTCTCCTCACTTACGTTAAACTCATCCATCATATCATCTATGTCTTCAGAATCTAAACCTTCCTCAGTTATTGTATAATATTCTCTAAGCAAAGCATCAGGACTTAAATCAGAATAATCTTTTTGCAATTTAGCAAAGTCTTCAAATCCTCGTCCTGTTTCTTTTTTATATTTAAGATAAGAAGCCACATCTTCAGGTAGAGGCTCAGCCTCTTCTCTTTCAGATACTAATTCTTCTAAAGAATTTATTTTCTTACCATATCTTTTTCCAATATATGAAAGAACTTCATCTTCAGCCAAATCCTGCGCTGCAGGCGGCTGCTCGTCAACTGGAGGAGACTCTGTCTCTTCCTTTATTTCTTCTTTTTCTTCTTCTTGTACATTTTCTTTTACTTCTTCAACTTTAACTTCAGGCTCTGGAGTGTCGCTAGCGACACTATCAGAAACATTTACTTCTTGTTTTTCCTCGTGCTTATCAAGGAGTTCTTGTTCTATTTGTTGAGACGACTTTTCTTCAGTCGATACCTCTCTTACTTTTATATCCATTTAATTTAATTTAATTTACTTGCAAAGTTAATGAAAATTTAAACACATTATCTTGGTTCAAATTCAGCTAAATCAAAACCATCTAAAGTATCTTCGTTAGATTCAAATTTTTTAGGTGGTAGATTATTTTTACGTTGTGTTATTAATTCAGATTGTTGTGTATTTTGCTGACTAATTCTATCACTTTTGGCTTTTTCCTTATTATCTTCTCTTTCATTTATTTGTGATTGAGTCATACCTTGAATTTGCATGTTATACTGAAACTCTTGTTCCATAAGTGCAGCTTTCAAATTAGCTTCACCTTTTAGTTTTTCTAATTCAAAAGCAATATCAGCTTGTCTAAATTGAATTTTAGCTTGAGCTTCAGCTTCTATTTTTTTCAAAGCAACTTGTGCAGCCATTTGTTGCGATTGCATTTGTTGCTGCATTACAGCTTGCTGTTTTAATTTATCTTTTTTAGCATCCTCTTCTTGTTTTGCTCTTCTTTTTACTTTTAATAATTGGTTAGCAAGTTTTAAATTTCTTATTTCTCTAATATCAATTGCATCCTCTAAATTAATATCTTGTTTTGATAAAGCCATTTGTATGTTTTGCTCAAGCATAGCTTGTTGTTCTTCATCTGGCGATACTTCAATAAACACTCCAAAATCATATATATATAAATCTGAAATTTCTTCTAAAATTCCTACATTATATTTACCAATCTTATTTATAAAATCATCTTTAAAATCAGCAAACTCTAAAATATCCGCTACTCTATATGTTAAAGCTTCAGCTAACGTACGATATATGTAAAGACTTCCGTCTAATATATGGCGAGTAGCGGTATTAGAACTTAATGCTGCTAGCTTCTGTATTCCCACCAAAGCATCAGAGTTTGCAATAGTACCGTCTCTCGCTTCATTTAAACCTGTTACAGCTCGAATCATATCTAAATAATGGTTAAGGTTACCTATAAGCATTTGTGCCTTAGAAGCGCCAGAATTGCTTGTAAGTTGCTGTATTGGAACTTTAGCTTGATTAAAGTCACCATCTTGTGTATAACTTCTTCCTATAACGCTACCTGTTTGAAAATAAAGTCTCAAAGCATCTTCGGGATTATAAGCAGCACCTGTGCCTAAATCTACTTCATTTAAACCATCAGCATCTATATAAACTCCGTCTGGAACTGTTCTCGCAATTACTTGTTGAAGCTTTAAGTGTGTTACTTGAATAAGGTCTGCATATGGTATCATTCTTCTTACTAAGGACTCAATTACGCCTTTATACATTCTTGGAGCTACAGCGACGTAGTTTGGGATAGCGTGTTGTGAAGAAGACTTTGGTCTTACCATGTTTTTAGCAAGTTCCCATTTTAGTATTATATTAGTTCCCATAACCATAACACCATCATACCAAACATCAATTGTTTTTTCAACTTTTTCAAAGTTACCCTCATCCATCATTTCATCTGGCGGGTTAAAAGAATCATCTTTTTCAATCATTCTTATATTTCCATTTTCCATATTTTTTTTCTTATACACCATTTTTTTGGTGGTTTTATAATTAAAATATAAGAGTGTACAAGTGTCTCTATAAAAAATATCATTTTCATAAAACTGAGCAACATTGAAATAATTATACCAGCTTTGAGAATATTTAGATATTTGTTCTAAATCTTCCCTAGTCAATGATGGGTCTATTTTTACAAGCTCTGTTATAGGAACAGTCTTGATTTCGCCCCAATAAAAACAATCTTTAAAATGTGGGTCTTCCGTATAACTATAAACAACGTTAGCAGGGTCTACATATGAAACTTCTACACCTGCTCCTGGTAAAAATTCATGCTTTGCTACAGCCATACCAGTTACCATAATATCATAGTCTAGTCTTTTTCTAATATCATCATAATGATTTTCGGAAAATATAGTGTCAATAGCTTCTTCTTCAGCTATTTCTATAGCTGGCTTATAATTTAAATTCATATATAAAGAAAGCTCTTCATCACTTTCAGGCAAATCGTCTGGATTCATTGTGAAAGGATTAAATCCTGTTCTGTTTTTCACAATAGTCAACGCATCTTTTGCAGCCATTTGGCCTTGAATAGTTTTTTGAAACTGACTTCTATTTTCTTGTGAAAGTGCGTCTTGAGCAAAAGCTTTTACCTTAAACAATCTATCGGACATTCCATTAACTACAATGTCTACAAATTTTGGAATTATAGGAACAGGTGTCCAATCTAAATTTAAATAAGATAAATCACCATCTACTGCTAACTCATTTTTATATTTAGCGATTGATTGCTCACCTCGTGCATATAACCGTAATCTATTAAAATCTCTCCATTGACTATAATATCTACATCCGTTTGAATCTTTTCTAAACCACTCATATTGTATTGCCTGTCCTATTTGTAATCCGAACTCTGCTGTTTCCTTTTCTGCGTCAGATACAAATTGACTTGGAAAACCTACAGATGAAATATTTATTGTAACTTCTTTCATCTAATTAATTCACTTATTGTTCCTCTATTATTATATGTTGCAAAGTTAAGACTTATTTTTGATTGTTTTTGTTGAGGTAAATATACATTTTTTTGGTTTGCCATTATAGCTAAACCAGAGCTTATACTTGCATCAAATTTAGTTCTAGCGCTTATATCAAACCTTGACCAATCTTCTAAAGTTCTAGTAAAATACATAGAGCCCATTTCATCCATAGGTCTATAACCTCCGTCTAAATCTATACCGACATATTTTTCTATATATGATTCTATAGCTGAAGCATGTGACTGCTTTACATCCTCACTTGTATTAGGTATACCACCTAACTCTTTTTCAGTTTTAGATAATTTATTATAATGTTTATCTGGCCTATTCATACAAAAACCTCTGTATCCTCTATTTTTAAAATGATACAGTAAACGAGGTTTATTGTTTTCTACTAAAATTGGCATCCCATAAAACACACAAGCCATAAGAACTTCTTCAAAAAATATTTCAGCTGTTTGTGGTCTAGCAACATATTCTAAAAAAAACTCATTACTTGGAGCTTCATCCATATTGTACTTGGTCAAACCATGAAGCGCTCCGTTTGAACCTCCGCCACCAACTGTTCCTGATATATCATAGCTATCACAACCAAAGGCTCCTATATGTTCGTTCAGAGGAAAATAAACACCGTGTTTTTTAATTTTTTTATTGTTAATACCTTTATTTGGAGTCCAAGAAACTTTAAATCTACCTCTTGAATCAGGTGTCCAAATAACTTCAGAGTCTTTTACACCATCCTTCCAGTAAAATCTTCCTCTTGTTATATGGTGCTCCATAATTAAAGAGTCATTATAATCTATTTGCTGATAAATTTTAGTAAGGTTAAACAAAGAAGATTTGCTTTCATCTCTAAATGCGTGCGACTCACTTCTAGGAAACTGTCTGTAAAACTCGTTTAAAGCATCAGGGTCTTTCTTTAACGAATCAACCTCAGCCTCCCAGTAGTCTATTGCGCCGGTTGTAATCCATTCATCGTCTACCCCTCTTACAGGTTTGTTAGGTTTTCTGAATACAGGCATACCATATCTATCAATAAATCCTTCCATATTCCATTCCATTGGAATAAATAAGGAATATAAACCAGATTTAGTTTGACCATTTGCATTTCTTGTCATCAAGCTTGAATCTTCAAAAAGTTTTTTAAAATTTTCACCACCTTTGCTAAGAGCATTAGATGT